ACAACGACATTTCCGTTTGAACGAATTTCCAAATCCGCAGGCAAATTCCCTCCATACGTCACGGGTTCAATGATTGACGTTCCCCCGCCTATAAATTCGATTTTTCCCGCAACAATGCCCGTTGAATATGTCGCTGTTCCGCCAAATGTTGAAGTTCCTGAAACCGAAATATTTCCTCCAATGGTCGCGTTTCCTATTGACGACAACGTTGAACCGGACGCAATGAATCCGGTTGATATTATGTTGACACCCAATAAATTCCCTCCAATTGTTGCAGTGCCTGTTGTCGTGATTGTGGAAAACGACGGTGTCGTTGAAACGGAAAATGTAATTGTGTCCGTTGTTGCGTTTGTTCCGATGCTAATATTTGAGCCGCTTGCCAAGGTCAACGTGTCGTTTCCACTGTCTGCGACAACGTCGCTTTGTCCAGTGACTTGAATTGTGTTGAAAGAATCTGAACCGCCCCCGCCCGCTCCGCCCGAACCGTCTGGAACCCATTTGCCCGCGCTATTATCCCAAACAAGCGAATCGCCATTTGTGGGCGTCGTTGTCGTTGTGTCGACGTCCGCCAAATCGTTAAGCGCAAACAGACTTGTTCCGACGTAATACGCCGAAGCGGAAACGTTTCCGTTCACGTCAAGTTTTTGCGCGGGCGTTGTTGTTCCAATTCCAAAATTTCCATTGGGCAAAATTCGGACGCGTTCCAAATTGGTGTTCGTTGTTCCGCTTGTTTCGATTCCTTCGCATGTCCAAAATTGAATCGTTCCCGAATCGCCCGTTCCCGCGCCCGCGCCCGCCCTGAAAATCAACGAACCCCCTGCACGATTTTGATAGGTCGCAAGTCCCGCGTCAATGTACAATGTCGACTGTGTTGGGTTCGGTTCGTCACCACGCACTCCAATTCGTTTTGCGTTTGTCGTAACATTACCCAAATGACCAAATGTCAAGTCACCCCCAACCGCCGTGAATTGTTTGTGAATGACGCAGCCGTCCAAATGACTCAGCGTCATAATCAAATTTTCCGCGTCTGTCAATGCAGCGCCGTCCGACGTGTTTCGTCCTTTGACGTAAAACTTCAAGCCCGTGCTGCTTCCGTACGCAGTTCCCACTGTTTGAATTCGCGCGCCAACGTTTGCTGAAAGCGTGTGGTGTTTGAAATCAATTGAAGCAATTCCACCGCTGTTTGTGTTTCCACCCAATTTCAAGCGCGTTGCGTACCCGTTTGGGTTTGCAATTCGCGTGTATCCATTGGTATCTGGTGCAATTTCAATATTGCCCGCGCTTGTCGTCACAATGTCGAACCCGTTAACGTCCAAATCTCCGCCCAATTGCGGCGTCGTGTCGTCAACGACGTCTGAAATTCCGCCCGTTGACGGAGTCGCAGCAACCCAATTTGTGCCGTTGAACTCCAAGACTTGTCCAGACGTTGCGCCCGTGACGTTCACGCTGTCAAGCGTGTTCAAATTCAATGCATTTCCATTGACAAGAATTGCGTTCGAAACATTCAAACGACCGTTCACGTCCAACATGTAGGCAGGACTGTTTGTTCCAATTCCGACGTATGGAACGCCCGCTGAAGCCGTCGCGTAAATTGCGCGCACGGACGCGGGCGTTGCAGCGTCGTCTTGAACCATAACTTCAAAAACGCCTGGACTTGACTCCGTAACGGACAAGACTGTGTTTCCGCTGCTTGAAGTGAACGCTGCTGTTGTCGAAGTCAAAGACATTTCAAGTCCGTCCGTCTGGTTTTGGTCGTACACAATTTTGGTCACTGTGTTCGTCCCGTCTGACTTTGGTTGAAACGTTGCTTTGATAATGGCAAGGATTCCTTGAATTCCCGAAATGCTTGTTGTGTTTGTGTTCGTCTGCGTTTCAAGCGTGTCCAAATTGACTGCTTGCGTCACCGTCAAATGCTTCACCACGTTTTCATGGTCAGTGACTGTGTCCATAATGAAGTCCACTGTGTCTGAACCCGACGGGGAAACAGAGTCGTCAAACTGCGTTCCAAAGTCTGCAACGCCCGTTGGAACTGTAATGTCCGACAAGTCTTTTTGAATCTTGAACGCGCTGAATGTGCTTCGTTTTGTCTGCGCTTCAAACGTGCTTTCAATAACAAGAAAGCCGTCACCGTTGACTTCAATCCAATTCAACGGACTGACAAATTCCCCCTTCAAATCTCCTTGACGAACTTCAAGCGCTTTTCGAATCAAAGCAACAATTTCTTGACAACCCAAAGCAAGAATGTTTCCAGTCACAAAATTGGAGTCAATGATGCTTTTCCAATTCGGCAAAGCGTCTTCAGCGCCGCCCGTGTCCGTCACAAGTTGTCCGTCTGTTCCTTCATAACCCGACGAACCAATTCGCGTCGTCTGCGAATACGTTTGCGCGCCGTTGGTGTACGCGTGTTGCGCTGCGTACAATATTTCCGAAGCGTTTCCAATTTCTTCTTGTTCTTTGAAAACGTCAAGACGAAGAAAAGCAAACGCGCTTGCGCTGCTGAAGTTTGTCAACGAAGTCGAAATGTCTGTTTCGTAACCGACAACGGCGGGCGTGATTGTCAACGTTTCTTGTTCGCTTGGAAGCGCTGGCAAAGTTAAGTTTCCAACCCAAGTCAAATTGCTTGCGGGTGGGTTTCCCAAGTCTGGCGTTGTATACCAAAATTGTCCCATGGGCGCGTAATAATAACCCGACGACGCACCCCAAGAAGCGGCTGCAATGTTGAATGTTGCACCGCTTGCAGCAACTGAATTCGTGCAATACAATGAACCGCACTGAATGACAAAACGCAGAAACGGGACTCCGTTGTTTGCTTGCGAAGTGTCGTTTTCCCAATTGTACCAAATTTGGTATGCAAGTTGAATTTCTGTGTCTTCAGGGTAAACAAGTCCACCGTCTGTGACTGCTGAAAAACCTTGCTGCCAGTCGAACGCCGCGTTGGGATTCAAGTATTGACGAATTCGCAAAAGTCGAACGTCGCCACGCGCTTGCCATGTCTTTTCAGCACGTCGAAACGGGGGCAAAAATGACAACGTGTTTCCGCGCAAACGAAAGACGTCCGTTCCCGCATGAAGTCCGACGTCGGTTGCAGTCGCGCTTGAACTGTTGTTTCCGTACCCGTCGCGCCCGTACAACTGCAACGAACTTGAACTTGTCGTGAAGTCGGCGTAACAACCAACGGGAATGAAATACATTTTTCCCTTGTGCTGAAAACAACGCGCGTTGAATGCAATTGCCAAACTTTCAATGACTTCGTAACAAGACGCGAAACTTGTCACTTCTCCGTCCTCAAAATTCCACCAAACAGCGTTGTGAACTGCGACGTTTGAAAGTTGGTCAATACTGCTTGAAATGGTGTCTGCTGCTGCGAAATTATTCGCCCAACGAATCATGTCCGCATTCCAGTCCAAGTTGCCCCAATGACGCGTTTTTGAAAGCGCTTGCCACAAATGCCACGCAATTTGTTCGCGCCCTCCGTAACCAACTCCGCTGTTTGTCGTGAACGGAATTGACTTCAAAACACCCAAGTCGTCCGAAGCAGTTATTTCGCAGCGCTGCGGATACGCTTCGTCCTGCGTCGTGACTTGGTCACACAAGATTGTTCCAGTCCAAAACAGTTCGTTTGCGTCGTCATAAATTGTCACCGTGAAACGCCCTTCTTCGCTTGTCGGAATTTGCGAAAGCAGCCATTCGTCATTGCTGTTTTGAATCAAAAATTCGAAGCGAACCGAAGAAGGAATAATTGCTTCAAACGGGTCGTTCACGTTTGCATGATACGTCAATTCGAAACCGTAACCCCCAAGCGTAAATTCAAACGGGCTGCTTCCCGAATAGTCTTCGTCCACAATGTTGATTGTCCAAAGTTCGCTGTCAATATTTCGGAACTGTGAAGTGTAACGTGTCGCCATTTTTTATCCGTGAATTCGTTTGAAGTCGTAGTTTGAACGACGTGTTGAAAGCAGAATGTCCTGTCCGTCAATTCGCCCGACAACTTCGACTTGTTGTGCAGTGTTGTTTCCGTTAACCATCGAAATAAATTGTCCCATTCTTTCAAACGGAATGATTGCTTCCTTTCCGCTTGGGTTGTCACCAAGCAAGGACAATGTCGGTCCCGTAACCATGCCGCCCGTTGCAAACGCAGGGACGTTTCCATCCATTTCGTCTGCTTTCTTTTGAAAGCCAACGCGCACTGCTGTTCCAAGTCCAACCAATGCAATACCCGCTGCAATTGCAACTGCGGGGTTCAACGACAACAATGCTGCTTTCACTGCTGCAATAACGTTTCCAAATCCAATTGCCATTACGCCCGTTTCAATTGCAAGTTTTCCAAATGTCATGAGCAAATTTCCAACGATGTTTCCAAACGCGCCCACAACGTCGCCCATGCTTGCCGCACCAATTGCAAAATTTCCTATCAATTCACCCAAAGCAACAGCAGTTTCCGCAGTTGTGTTTTGCAGTATTGTTTTGATTTTTTCGCCCATGTCGGCGACTTTGTCCGTCACTTCTTCCGTTGCTTCTCCGACTTGGGTTCCCGTGTTTTCAAGGATAAACAATAGTTCCCCAACGCTTGCAGTTGCAGCGTCAAAATTCATTCCCACACTTTCGTACAAACTTGAAATGGCGTCCGTCTGTTTCTTCAGACTGTCTTCAACTTTCTTCAGCGCTTTTGCTGCATTTTCCGCTTGTTCTGCTTGTGCTTTGTATTCGTTCGCAAGGTCTGTTTGTCCAAGCGCAAACGCTGCTTTTGCCGCGTCGCCATACGCTTCGGCAAGCGCTTGTTGTTTCTTCAGTTCGTTTTCGTCAATGAACTGTTCTTGCGCAATGTCTGCAAGCGCGTCTGCAAGGTCGTCCGCCAAATCTTTGTTTGCTTGCAAAGACTCTGCATTTTCCCGTGCTGCGCGTGCTTGTCGAATGTATTCTTGCGCCAAATCTTGCTTTCCAATTTCAGCCGCATTTTTCGCCGCGTTTTCATACGCGTCCGCCAATTCTTCTTGTTTTCGAATTGCGTCGGGTGAAATGCTTTGTGAAATATCAATGTCAGACAATGCTGCCTGCAATTTTTCCTGCATTTCTGCAACTGCTGCACTGTATTCTTCACCCGCAATTGCGTCTGCAACTTTCTTTGCCGCTTTCTTTGCGTCTTTTTCGATTCTTGACAAGACTTCACTTGTCGCCAGTTCTTCAGCAGTTTGTCCGAACGTCACAAAACCTTCGTCAATTTGCGCTTGAATTTCCTTCGTTCGTTTTGCAATTTCTTGAACGATGCTGCGCGGAATAAGTTCGTCCGCCATTCGCGCAAATCCTGCTTCGCCCGCTGCGAAATACGTTGACGCAGATTCTCCACCAAAAACTTCTTCTTGCGTCTTGCGCAAAGCGTCCAATTCGTTTATTCGACGCAAAATTTCCGCGCTGTCAAGCGTTTCAAGATTTTCAAAAACTTGTTCTTGCGAAGCAAAAGCCGCTTTCAATTTCAGCCCTTGTTGCTTCAAGTCTTCAACTTCTTTTTGCGCACGTCGAACTTTATTGACGAACGACGTAATTCCCGCAACCATGAACGCAAACGGAATTGCTTTCATTGCGTTTGAAAACACGCGCATTTTTCCCGCAGCAATTGCAGCAGTATTTCCTGCCGCAGTGTTTGCTGCTGCAAGCGCTTCAGTCGCGCCCGCTGCAACAAATGCTTTCTGTCCAACGCGCAAATAAACCGCGCCCAAATTCGCTTTCAACGTAATAAGTTGCCCCACAATTAACAGCAACGGACCAATTGCGGCGGCAAGTCCAGCAATGACAAGAACAAACTTCTGTCCTTCGGGCGTCATTTCGGTAAACGCGTTCGCCATGTCAGAAATGGTTTCCGTCATGGAAATGACAATGGGCGCAAGCGCTTCACCAATTGCAATGTTCATTCCTTCAATTGCAGACTGCATTCGCAACATTGCTCCTTTTGTCGTGTCGTTCATGACGTCTGCCATGCCCTTTGCAGCGCCGTCTGCTTCTTTCAACGCAGTCGTCAATTCGTCAACTTTGGGCGCGTTGTCGCCCAAGACAAGCAACGCAGTTTGCGCACGACGCCCGACTTCATCGAAAGCAGCGTCCAAAGTCAGTCCTTCTTCAGCAAGCGCAGCAAGACGTTCCTGCACGTTGCCCCCGCCCGAAGCAAGTTGTTGGAATATCATTCGCAACGAAGTCCCCGCTTGCGAACCTTTGATTCCCGAATTTGCAAGCGCACCAAGCATTGCAGTCGTTTCTTCAATCGAAACTCCAGCCGCTTTTGCAACTGGTGCAACGTACTTCATGGCGTCTTGGAATGAAGACATGTCAAGCGCGGACGAACTGAAACTTTTCGCCATGACGTCCGTCACATGCGTCAATTCGGACGCTTCAAGTCCAAATCCGCGCAGCGTTGAACCTGCAACTTCTGCTGCTTGCGCAAGGTCGCTTCCCGTCGCTTGCGCCAAATACAAAGTGGCTTCAGTCGTCTTTTCAATTTCTGCTGCTGAAAAACCCAATTTGGAATATTCCAATTGCAAGTCCGCGACTTGCGAAGCAGTGAAGACTGTGGAACGTCCAAGCGCTTTTGCGCTTTCTGACAAGCGTGCAAATTCAGCGTCTGTTGCTCCACTGACTGCTTTCACCGACGCCATGGACTGTTCGAAGTTTGCAAACGTTCGAACTGCGTTTGCGCCCATTGCAAGCAGCGGCGCAGTAACTGCTGCGGACATGTTTCGTCCGACTTTTGTGAAGTCTGCGGACATTTTGCGCAGACGCTTTTGCGAATTACCAAGCGCCCTGTCAAGTTGCGTTGTATCCGCTCCAAAGATGATGTTAAGTGCCGCGCTCCGTGCCATTGTTTATTTCATTTTGCCATGTCGAAAATAGCGCAATTTCACGCGCTGAAATTTTCGCTGCTGGTGCTTGACGTTTGCGCTTCTGCGCGTATGGGTTGAACGCTTCAAAACTTTGTGCGTGTTCTTTCTTCACGTTCACATTGTGCAACATGGCAAGAATGTGCGAAGTCTGCAACCATTGCAATTCGTCCCGCGTTTCAAGCGCTTGAACGCAACAACGCGCTTCGACAAACGACAAACGCCAAAATTGTTCAGCGTCGACGCCCGCACGAAGCGCGTTCAGATAAAACTTGCGAAGCGTTATTTTTTCGCCCGCGTCGTCGTTCTTTTCGTTGTCGTCGCTTGCTTTTTTTTTGCGTCGTCTTCTTCGTCGCCCATTGTCGCCAATATTTTGGGCGTCAAGTCCTGCCAATTACATGAACCAAGCAAAGCGTTGAATTTGTTTCTTGACATTTCGGGTTCAATATCTTCAGCCCAACAAGCAACTTTCACGCCATGCCACAAAAGAAGTGGCATGACGCGAAGTGGTTGCTTTTGCAGTCCTTCAAATATTTCGTGCAATTCAAGTCCGCTTTCTTCAATGACTTCACCAAGTGTCGTCAAGTTCAGCAAACATTTTTGCTTTTTCCCGTTCAGGTCAAATTCAAATTCACCGCCAAATTTCATTCAGTTCAGGAATTGTTGTTGTTGAAAGTTGTGTTCGTGCTGTCAACGATTGCTTTCGTCAAATCGCCGTCGCCTTCAAAAGTAACTGAAAAAGACGCAACTTCGTTCAAACCAGCATTTTCTTCCAACTGCGTAATATACGCGGCTCCATAGTACATGGTATCCCCGTCAACTGCTGTTGTCCATGCAATTCGAACTTGCGTCTTCGCTTTCCACAAGTCAAACAAGTCGACGCTGCTGCGAACGTTCGAAGAAAGGTCGAACTGAATCATTCCTTCCGCTGTCATTGACCACGTCAAACCGCCAGGCAGAATTTCGCGTTGCCCGTCGTTGTCTTTTGTCGTTGCGTCAATTACTTCAAGCGAACCTGAAAACGTTCCGCTTGTTGCACAAGCGACCAATTCCCAAGTGTCGTTTTCAAATGTGTTGTCCCCAAATGTGTTTCCAGTCGGTGCTGTTGCAGCAGTGTCTGGAAGAACTGTGTTCGAAATGTACACGCCAATTGCGTTACTCCGAATTTTTCCCGTTGTTGCCATTTTCTTTTGTGTTTGGTGTTATTTCTTCAAAGTGTCCGCCCAAATTTACGACTTTGAACTTTTGCGGATTGCGCGCGAACGATTCGAAAGAATGCATGCTTTCTCCAGACTTCAAGTCCACGACAAGCGGCGTCGCGTTTTGCAGCGCAGTCGGTTCTGCTTTGCCGACATTGCAAACTGCTTTGTAAAACGACGCGTCCAAACCTTGTCGCAGTCGATATTCGAAAACGTAATTTCTGCGACGAATTACGCGTTCAATGAACTTGCGTTTTGTTATTCGCCCAACGTTTGACATTGCGCCCGTTTCAAACAGCAGAACTTTCTTCGTCTTCCAATTCATCATGTAAAACGAAACAAGTCCCAACAAGTCGGGTACATGCTTTTGCGCTTCAAGGACGTTGTCCGAACACATTTCGAACAAATGCGTCCATGTTTTGTCTTTCAAAAGTTCCTTCAATCCAAGGTCAAATTTCTTTCCAAGTGGTTTGTTTTCACATTCGAACCATTCAAAATTGTACTTGTGCGCAAGTCGCTTCAAACGCTGTTCGCTTCCAATTACCAAAACGCGACTTTCAACGCCCGCTTCACGAAATTCTTCAAGCACGCGCGTCAATGAACGAAACGCAAGTTCCGTAATTCGTGGACGACCCAAAACGGGCAAATGAACAGCAAGTTTCATATTTCGCAAAACACTTCAAATTCCTGCGTGAAACTGAAGACTTCAGTGCTTTCGAATACGTCGCTTGCCATGTCAATCAAACGCGACTGGCGAACGACGTTGTCCGTCGGCGTCCAATTGTTCAATTGCGCTTGACATGCTTTTGAAAGCGCCCAACATTGACTTGGTTCATTTGCAAATGAAGTGACGTGAATTGTGTAAACGTGCAACGGTGAACTTGCTTCTTTTGTGTCGTTGGTTCGAAGGGAAACCATTTGAACGACGACTGAAGGAAGTTCGGAATTTTGCGAAGCAATTAACGGAAAGACGCGCGTGCCAACAATGTCCGTGACGTCGCTGCTGTCAAGAATTCTTTCAATTATTTTGTGTATCATTTGAAACCTTGTTTTTTCAAAAACGTGTTCAAGACGCCCGCGACGCCGCGACGGAAATGCGTTTCGACTTGTCTGCGACTGCTTTCAAACGCTTTGTCAAAAAGTCGATAACCCAAATTTCCTGTGTGTTTTATCTTCTTCACAACGACAACTTTGCCTTCATCTTTGTCAAAGAACGCAAACGCTTTTGCTTTCGTCCCGCGCCCTTTTGAAACGCCCGCGCGTTTGATTGTCGGCTGCACGCCCAAAATTCCAAAGTGAACGACGCGCGCCCAATTGCGCTTTCCACGGTCAAGTCCAAATTTGTCGTCACCCAAATTTTCAGTCTTGCTTTTCGCCTTCAAAACAACATACGGGTATGTTTTGCGTCGATACTTGCCGCGCACAACGTGCAAGTTTTTTCCCAACGACCCGCTTCGGCTTATCATTGTGGATTCGCGACGACTTGCGTCCAGTGCGGGCTGCATTGCGTCCTTTTGTGCTTTTGCAATGGGTCGTGAACGCATTGCTTCAGGCATGCGCAACATTGCCGCTTCAATTATCTTCAGTTGACGTTCGTCAACTTTTGCAATTCCGCTTGAACGTCCAACGTTGAATGTTCGCATGTCAATTCGTTTCGCGGAATTCGGTGACAAGCGTCAAAAATTCACGACGTCCCAAAACACGAATGCCGACAATTTCAAACGTTTCTCCGTCGTGCGTCAAATACATTGTTCGCTTGACGCCCGAAATGTATCGAATTGTCCATTCGGTTCGTGTTATGGATTGAATCTGACTGGCTTCAAATTCTTCTGAAGGGCGTTTGTCGACGCGCTTTGCCCAAACAGTCGCAAAGTCTGTTTCCGTTTTTACGTCATGATTCCACGAATTCTTTGAAGTCGTGAACGTTTTCAAAACGCATTTTCGGTCGAATTCTCCAATGTCAAACATGTCAAAGAATTCGGTACGGGTTCAACAAAGCACTGACTGCAAATGGGACTTCTTCGACGTTGCGACCCGCTGCGACCAAATTACGTCTGTCGTAGAAATGCGCCGTCAAAAGTTTGATTGCATGAATTACGGGTTCTGGTATTTCGTCGACTGCATGTCCAATTGTCAAGTTCACTTGCACTGCGTTCAGCGTGTCGTCATACACGGACGGCGGGTCGTTCCAAGCAATGCGTGCAACAGTGCTTTTCAAATCGTAATAATAGCCCGAAACGGCAAGCGCTTGCAGCGTGTTTCCAACGTCGTAATATGACACGCTTTCAATTGATACGACGGGACAAATTGGAACGCGCACGTTGAAGAATCCGTCCAAATAGAGAACAGCAGTGTCTTGTCCAAAATGCGTGTTGCAATAGTCTTCGACGTAACGAACAGCCGCGTTGCGCAACGCGCCAACCAAAGCGTCTTCGTCTGCGCTTGTTACGCGCAAAAAGTCTTTTGCGTCGTCGGTTGACAAAACGCTGCTTGCGTCGGTCGTGCTTGTGAATTCAATTGTCATGTCATTTTGCTTTTTGCGAAGATATTCCACGAATTTTTTTGGGTTAAGCCAACGCACACCAACCTTGCGTTTCCCGACTTCCAGCAAACTTTTCTTCAATTTTCTTGCATTTAGTCCTTGCCGTTCGGTCTTCCCACCATATTATTGCAATGTCAAACAACGAAAAACAAACAGTCATGAACAGCATTTACAACACCATTGCTTCAATCTTGAACAGCAACACAACATCTGAAGAAAAAATTTCAGCGTTGTACACCGAACAAGCAAAGCACGCTGCAACAAAGCACATTTCCGACCGCGCGTGGTTCGCGTACTTGCGCGCAATTAAATCCTTGCAAGCATAATCGAACAAACAACGCCCCCGTTCAAAGTGGACGGGGGTTCATCATTCACACAAACAGTCATGAACACAAAAATTCCAACAGTTGCAGAACGCAACGAATGGTGCGAAACCATTCACGAAGACTGCGAAACGCTTTTGCGACAAGCAGCAAACATTGTTGCAGACATTTGTTGCATTGCCGTTCACAATACCAATTTGAACCGCGTCATGTACACTTGTGAAATGGTCACCGACGTTTTGTCCAATGACGACTTTCGCGCTTGTTGGGACGAACTTTGCGAAGCGTTTGGTCAATTGAACGTTTCGTTTTCTGAACATTCAGACTGCGTGACTTTTTACGTTCGCTTAAATCATGCCGAAATTTCACTGTAATGAAAGCACAATTCATTGACACATTCAGGGTTGCCGCGCCGTATGCGGCAGCCCTTAACAATGACGACTTCACTGCTTTGTCCAGTGACGAAAGAAAAATGTTGAACGACTTCGTTCAAGAAAGCGTGTCGTACATGTTTCGCGAATTCGGCGAATTCGAAGCAATAACATGGACACTTCCAATTCAACAAAGCGAAACGTTCTTTGCGCGTTGCGACATTTCGGGAATGTATGCAGACTGTCTTGAAGTTCGTTTGTACACGTTTTTGAAATTTACCGAAAACGACTGACATGCGAACTTTTTACAACATTGACGCGGGCGTTTTTGTCACTGCTGAAAACAGAACAGAATTGTCAAACGCGCTGCAAAAACACGTTCTGAAAAAAGACGCAGCAATTCGAATTGCGAACGTTCTTTGGACGTTTGACGTCGTTTGGTCGCCCACATGGTTTTGCAAAGTTGAAGGGTTGATTTTGAAACAACCCACAACAAACAGCGTTGGCTTTGCACTTGCAGAATAGAAATTTTTAATTCATACAAATGAACACAACAACACCAAAAGCGACACTGCTTCCGCTTATTCAAGACGCAGACAACGCGCTTGCGCGCTTGCTTCAAGTTTCGCCCGACGAATTGAACTGGACAACGCAGCAACTTCACCAAGTCATTTTGTTGCAAAGTCAATTGCGCGTGAAGCACGAAAGTTTGAAATTCGAACTGCGTGAAGCGCTTGAATTGCGACAAGACGAACGTTCCATGTTGTACGACGTTTGGAACGCAGTCAACATTGAACATTCAAAAATTGGGCGCAAGCCGCGACAACTTGAAACTTTGGCGCGTCGTGAACTTGTCAAAGACATTGCACCGACGTCAAACAAGTCGACAAAATACGTTGTGACTGAAGAAGGGAAAACTGTTTTGTTTCAGTTGGGCTATATTGCGCAAGACGCGAAACAAACGCGTCTTCTGCTTGGTTAACAGGTTATTGGTTGAGCGACGCAAGCGGGCATTTTTGTCCGCTTGTTTCGTTTCTTTGAAAATGCAATTTCGACTTTCAACACGCTTCGTCATTTTGTTTGGTGAATGGGCGCTGAAAATTCCATTGTCAAAACGCGGATATTTGCAAGGAGTGAATGAACGCAAAACGTGGCACGCGTACAAACAAACAGACTTGCTTGTTCCGCTGCTTTGGTCGTTTTGCGGAGTTGTTTGTCAATCCCGCGCTTTTCCCGTTTCGTCAATTGAACACGAACACATTTTGAAAGTCGTTGATTCAATTCCGCATTTGAACGTGACAAAAACAGACTTGTTCAATTCTGCGAACTGGGGGCGCTTGAACGGTCGTGTTGTTTTGCTTGACTACGGTTTGAACGAACGCGTTTCGAACATGTACTGAACAAACGCGACCGAAGAAAAATGCAAAGTTTTTGACTTTTTCCATTGCCGTTCGAAAATGTCACCGTAGTATTGTCATGTCAAACAACAACAAACAAACATTTTCAGTCATGAAAAACAACAACAACAACGACCGTTTCAACGTAACTGCTGAACAACTTTGCAACATTATTGACGACGCTTTTGAATTGGGCAAAACATACGCAACAGACGAATTGGAGTCTTGCCGCCCAATGAACACACGTCACGTTCCAGTTTACACAAACGCAGACGAATGGAACGCATTCATTGAAAAGAATGACGGACACACTTTTCATTCGGGCGACGCAAAGGCGGACATTCTGTGGAAGCACTTGCAGCACATTCTTCGCGACCGTTTTGCACAAACAGTTGCATTTGATTGAATCAACGGACAAGGGGGCGCGCAACGTTCAAAGGCGTACAAATGCGAAACGTCGAACAGCGCCCCCGTTTTGTCAAACATTGAAACAAGCAGACATGTCACAAGAAAATTCCCGCAACTTCGTCGCGTTCTTTTTTGAAGACGCTTGGTGTGAAGTTCACCGTCACTTTTCGTTCGAAGAAACGTCCTACCAAGTCAAATTCAAAGACGTCAATTGGATTGTCGAATTTGAAAACGACCCGTTCGCGTCAATGATAACAGACGAACGACGCGCTGAAGCGCTTCGTGGATTCGCAATTGGAGTCTTGCAAATGCTGAAGCAATTCAGCGAAAAATAAAGTTTTTTCAAGAAACTTGAATTTTTCCATTGCCGTTTGAAATGTTCGCCATATTATTGCAGCAGAAACAAACAAACAAACAAACACTTTCTGTCATGTATTACATTACCTTCAACCCCGAAAAAGCAACCAAGAATGCAATGCGCAAAATTACCCAAGGATTGGGCAAGCATTACGAAATGCGCACGCGCTTCAACTTCGTGACACAACGCGCGGAGGAATATGTTTGGTTCAAAGACGCGCAGCGCGGAATCATTGTTCCACCAAAGCACCGTCGTCAATTCAACCGCTTCGTTCAGCAGAACTTTGACTTGGGTCACGAACGAAACATTG